GTCGAGGGTGGCGATGCCGGAGGGCTGGCCTTTGCTTTCATCGATTTCTTTTAGCGTTGCATCAACAAGATCGGCATTACCGTTAAAATCATCAACGTTATAGAAATCTTCTTGATTTGGCTTTTTTAAATGCAAGTAGTCTGTTTCGGTCATTCTAATTCATCCTTTCTTACATAACTTCATTGCGAATATCAGAGTGCTTCATCGCCGCCAGTTGGGAATGTGTCATGGCCTGCAACGTTTGATGTTGGTTATAGGCCAATGATAGATCGATCATCATATTGGCAGGTGATATCTTTTGTAGCAGCGCCTCTATATCGCTGTAATTGCTTCTGGATGTTAATCCAATCCTGACTATCAATACATAGTCCGATACTTGGACAGAGTAATTATCCTCTCCACACAGGTTCCGTAAGATATTTTTTAGCTGTGGTATGGTGTATGGGCGTGCATCGCCCATCTGGGACGCAATCCTAAACCGACGGGTTTCCAACGATTCTGTGTCGCTAACGGAGATTCCTAAGATTGATTCCCACCTTCTGCATCCATATTCCGTCAGGGTGGACAGAAAAAAATCGTCTGGCGCGCCCTGGACGTCCTGAACGGCCTGTGTGAACTCCGGTTGTTCGGCTCCGGCGATCTGGTCGAACTCGATTAGGTCTTGAAGGTAGCGCGGCCAGTATTCTTTAAGTTCCATTCGTCACCGCCCCCAGGATGGGGATTTCGTCGGCGTCCAGGGAAATATTCGCGGTCCCCTGGTTGATCGTTGTCCCCGCGATGTCGATGATCCCGTCTACGTTCAGGACCTTTGTTTCGATCTGACTGACGCGAACGATCAGGTTTTCGCTGTCCGCCCAGGTCTGGGTCAGGTCGTTGAAGTAGGACTGGATCGCCGCCTTTACTGCTTCCTGCGTGGTGGTCCAGGACGCGAACCCGGAAAAAGTCAGCGTGAAGGACACGTCGATCGTCGTCCCGGTGACGCCGTCGACTGTGACGACGTGGCCGATCGGGGCCAGGCCGACGCCGGTCCCCTGGGTCCCCACGGGGTCGATCGCTTCCTGGACTTTCTCGACCAGTTCGGACGACGGGACGGACCATTCGCTGTCCACCAGGACGATCTTCACGGTCCCGCCGCCGTTCCACACAGGGAAGACCTTCACGGCTCCCACGCCGGGAAGAAGTTCGACCTTGTTCTTGTAGTCGGCGATATTCCCGCCGAATGCCTGGGATTCCAGGGACTCGAAGTAGCGGGCGCGAAGGGCGTCGTCGCTTTCTTCGTCTTCGCCGGGGATCAGAATGTCTGCCAGGCGCGCGGCCGCCAGGTCCGGGACGTAGTCGATCGGGAACAGTGTCCCGACGTACTCATTCCCCACGACCCCGGCTGTTTCTGCCGTCATGCTGTACTGGCCGGCGGCGATCCGCTCCGTCACGACGAAGTTGATGTCGCCGCCAGAAAACCGGGTTCCGATTTCCAGGTCACAGCCGGACCCATCCGCCTTCTCGAAGTAACCCTTTCGGACCGCATAGGTCGCGGCCGTCCGGAAGATGCCTCGTTCCCGACACTTCTTCGTCAGGTCGTCCCCGGTTTCGGTGTCCGGGAAGGCCCGGTCCAGAAGGTAGGCTAATTCGATATACATGATCGCCAGTTCCGCCGCCGCCGGCGCGATTGCGTCGTAGACGATGGACCCTTCCCGCTTATCCACGGAAGCGGACACGCGGGAAAGACAGCGGTCCATGATATTTTCGAAGGTCATGTTCTCATACATTGGTTGTCACCGTCCTTTCAATGGGGATTTCCCCGAAGATCGTTTCCGCCGTGAAACTGACGCGGGCGGTCCGCTTGTCGATCTGCTCGACCTGGAAGTCGGTGACGTAGGTGATCCGGCTGTCCACCATAAGTGCTTCCGTTATAACTCGCTTGATTTCACTTGAAAACACTGGATAACTTTTCCCGACGATCGAGTTCAGTTCGATTCCATAGTTCCAGGAATAGATCAGGAAGGAAAACCGTTCCGTTTGCAAGATTTTGAAGATCGCCTGTTTCATGGCTTCGGTTTCGTCGGTAAAACCGGCCACGCGGCCGGCGTCAAAATCGACTTTATAGGTTCGGGTCGGGTGGTCGGCCGCCGGCGTGATTTCGACGGTCTGGCCGATCGTAACCGTGGCCTGGTTTGGAAGTAAAGTCATGGTTACACCCTCCCCAGTACCAGGAACAACTGTCCGCCCTGGTTTCGCAAAAGGACCACCTTGTCGCTCACGGCCAGGCCGGAACAGACTTCCGGGTTCGTGGTCAGTCCGGTCGTTTGTGTGTCGACAGGGTTGACGCTGTGGGTGTGCGGTCCAGTCCCGGCCGGCTCTGTGGCGTGTTGCGGGACTGTGTGTTTGTGCGGGTCAATCGTGTGGGTGTGGGTCGGGTAGTAGCCGGCCCGGAACTCCTTCATCACGACGATCGCGTCGCCGGTGATGTCGAAGCGGTTGTCGACCCGGATCGTCAGCGGGGACGTAGCCGTCACGTTCCCGAAAAGGAAGGCCGCCGGAACATTCGCGTTCTGCGACTGTTGGGCGACCTTTTTCATAGTGTCAAGAAGTGCCATATTACACCACCTTTAATTTCAGGGTCATTTCCTCCTTCAGCAGATCGGCGCTGGCTTCTTCCACGATGAAGAAAGAACTGACACCCACCTTTTCGATCCCGATATACAGGGCGCGGCCGGCGCGGACAGACAAGTCCAAAAGAGCCTTCACTTCGAAGGTTTTCTTCGGCCGGTTGTAAAGTTCCAGCATTTGTCCGCCTCGCTCCTTGATCTGGGCTTCATTCATTTCTTCGTCCACGGACTCGTAATTTTGCAGGACACCCCAAAAGGTGATATTGTTGGAGTCCTGGAAAATATACACGTCCCGTTTGCCGGTTTCCTTGTTGTCGCGGACCAGTTTGATCTTGTTGTAGGTTTCGGAGTCGATTTCCGTTTCGTAGGAATAGCCCGTCGCCAGACTGGCGTCGCCGACGTAAAGGTCCAGTTTCGACTTCTCGACGTCGGTGATCCGAAGGGACCCGAAGTCGTCCCATAGAACGAACATTTTCCCCGTGTTGATCAGGGTGTGGTCCAGGGCTTTCAATACAATGTCGAAAAGGGTCTGGCCGTCTTCAATCATGGACGGGATCGCGTATCCGGTGTTTTCCAGGGACCCGCATTTCAGGCCGAAGTCGGCCGCGATCTGGGTCAGGATTTGATCGGCGCGCTTTCCGTTGAAGACATAGGTTTCCTTGTTCTTCTTCAAATACCAGGTTTGGTCGTATGCGGTGATCGTGACCTGGTCTGTTTCGTCCTGGCCGATTTTCACCACATAGCCATAAAAAATCCCGGTGTCGTCGTCCTTCAAAACGACGATCCCGCCGTGTGTCCATACCACAGCGGCGTCGGCGATCATGGTCAGTTCCAGGGAAGCGGGGAAACCGGACCGTTTCGTCGACCACTTCGCGCCGGCGCACAACGTCGTAACGTCGAAGGCGTCGCCGGTCACGTTGTTCTGGTACAGAATGGAGATCACGGGATCGTGAATACCTGTCCGGGATAGATTAGGTTCGGGTTCGACCCGATCGTCCCCTTGTTGGCGTTATAAATCTTCGTGTAGTCGCTCCCCTTGCCGTAGAACTTCTTCGCGATATTCCACAGACAGTCACCGGCCTTCACGGTGTACGTCTTTGCGGCGGCGGCCGGCGGTTTCCCTGGCCGCTTCGGTTCTTTGGCCTGTGCCGGTTTCTTCGGCTCCGGCGGAAGGACGATCCGGCGCGGCGAATAGTCCTTCCATTCCGACAGCTTGATCGAATAGTAGAAGTCGCCCAGTTCGCCGGCGCGTTCCTCATAGTCGAAGGTTTCCACGCCCATTCTGACGTTGATGTCCAGGTCCGTTCCCGTGATCAGGAAGCGGACCGGGTCAAGGCTGTCCCGCGCCTTCTGAATGGCCTTCACGATCTCCACGGGGTCGGTGATTCGGCCGGTCACGAAGGGCGCGTCGTTGACCGGAAAAAAACTGTCCCAGGCGACAGTCCGAAGTCCCTTCTTCCGAAGGATCAGAATGTCGCCCAGGACAAGGACGGTCGCGGTGTCGTTGTTTCCCGGTGATGTCACTTTTAACTTTTCAGGAAGGATGGGAATGTCGATTTCCCGTCCCCCCGCGATCAATGTCATTCCGTAGTTTCGCATTACGCATATACCCCCTCGGCGGCGGCTTCGAACTCGGTTTCCAGCCGGCTTTCGATCCGGTCGACCACTTCGTCCACGTCCACCTTTTCGCTGATCTTCGCGTCCACGGCCACGGTCGGGGTCAGGGTCACGAAGTTCTGAACATAGCGCATTTCGGCCACGTCCCGAAGGAACTTCAAGTCTTCTTCCGCTATGTTGACGTCTTCGTCAATGGAACCGACGGACCCCACATGGTCCACGTTTCCAATGTCGCCGGGGTCTGTGTTCGCGTAGGCGGACCAGTCCGGTTCGGTACTTCCGTTGCCGGCGGCGGCGGACTCTGCCTTCGCGGCGGCGATCTCCGCTTCTCGCTGGGCGGTAGCGGCGCGCGCTTCCGATTTCATAGCAGACAGGGCAGCATCCCGCTCCGCGATCTGGGAATTGATCTGGTCCTGATACGCGGCCAGGTCTGCGGCTCTGGCCTGTTTTGCGGCGTCGTTTTCCAGTTGTGCGGTTGTTCCGAACGTGACCTTCTCGATCGCGTCGATACTGACGCCGGGGATTTTGTTCAGGACGTTTATGAAGCCGTTTATGATGTCGATCGCCCCGTTGACCATATTTTGAAGGATCGTCAGGACGCCGGCCTTCATATCACCCATGAAGTTTTGAATGTTCACGCCGGCCGTATAGAAGGCCAGTTGAAGCCGGTTCCACAGGTTCATAACGAAGTAGACGCCGGTCATAAATCCGATCTTCACCCAGTCCCAGGCGGTCAGAACCGCGTTGACGCAGATCAGCCAGGCGACTTTCAGGCCGCCGACAGACTGGACCCATTTGTAGATCGCGGCCACGACGACGCCGATCGCCAGGGCAATCCAGAACAGAGGGTTCGTCAGAAGTGTCGTGAAGAACGCCTGGGCGGCTCCGTTGGCGATCCATGTCGCGGCCGTCTGGATTCCCAGGGCCACAGCATAGCCCAGGGCGGCGGCCGCCAGACCCCAGAAAACAGGGGCAATCATGGACCAGTTGTCATATATCCATTGTGCGCCCTGGCCGATCAGGGTCAAAACGGGCGTGAACGCTTCCAGGGCGATATTCTTCGCGATTGTCCACACCTGGGAAAAGGTCATAGGCATAGCCGCGAACTTCGCGTTGATTTCGTCGGCGGACGCCAGCATGGCATTTTTCACGATCGTCGAAGTGATCTGGCCTTCGGCGGCCATTTCCCGGATTTTCCCGATCGGGACGCCCAGGTAGTCGGCGATCGTCTGAATGATGGTCGGGGCCTGTTCGAAGACGCTGTTCAGTTCTTCGCCGCGAAGGACGCCGGACGACATGGCCTGTGTCAACTGCAACATGGCCGCGTCGATACCGGCGGCCGACGTTCCGGCGATCGTGAACTGTTTGTTGATCAGTTCGGAAAAGGCGATCAGTTCTTCGTTGCTGGAAAAGGCGTCGCCGGCCATTATGCCCATTTTAGCCACAGCGTCGGCCGTGGTGGAGTAGGCCGCGCGGGATCTGTTGGCGGACTTCATGATCATATCTTGAAGTTCGGCCGTAGTTTGAAGGCCGTCGTTCATCAGGTCCAGCCGCGCGCGGGTGGTGGTCATGCCGTCAGCCAGTTCGACGATCTTTTTCACGCTGAACGCCGCAAGGGCGGACTTGATAACGCCGCCCATTTTAGACCAGACGGACTTCACCCTGTTCGCCCCGCGTTCCGCTTGCTCTTGGCGGTTGTTGAAGTTGTCAACCTGACGACTGGCCGCCCCGATGTCAGCGGCGCTTCGTTCGAAGGGCGCGCCGGGGTCGATCGTGTCCGTCAGGGCGTCGGTTGCGTCCAGGGTTCGGTTCAGGCGTTGGGCCGCGCCTATCATGGTGTTCAGGCGGGAAGTCATTCTGTCCTGGATCGAAAACTGTGTAGATACGCCGGCCATTTTATCACCTGCCCTTCTTGCCCTTCCGGCGCTTCGCTTTTGCCGCTTCCTTCTTTTCCTTCTCGATTTGAAGGTCTATGGAAGCATAAATGAAGGCCCGTTCCCGTCTGGGAAGGGCCAGAAGTTGTCCCGGAAGGATTTTTAGCCGGTGGAGGGCGTAATGGGCGTACACCGATTCGCCGTCGGCGTCCGCCTCATTCCCGCCCCCCGTGATTAGTTTTTTGCTTCGTCCCTCAACTCGTTCACGTCGTCAGTGAAGCCGTTGATTTCCTGGACGGCCAGAAGAAGATCGGTGTACTGTCCAGGGTTCAGGACCAGGTTGATCAGGTCTTCCGCCCCACGGACACCCTTCTTCGCCTGGAAGTCTGCGTCCTTGAAGTTGGGGTCAATGCAACAGGCCGCCACAAGGCGGGCGTTGTAAAGGTCAGTGTCGGTGTCAATTCGCTTCTGGCGGGTCTTCTTGTCGAACTCGACCTTCTGACAGGTCTTTCTAATGGCCTTGTTCTCCGCTTCCGTAATGGAACGGATCACGAAGGGGAAGGGGAACGGCGCGATCTGGACTTCCGTCTGGGTCGTGCCGATCTCCGCGTCCATAAGGAACTCTTGCAATTTACCCATAGTTTTTTACCTCGCTTTCAAATTAGAACTTGGTGAAGGGGGTCAGAATGTCGAAGTCCTCGAAGGTGAAGTCGACGTCTTCGTCCAGGGGATCGTCGCTGTCGCCGTCCAGTTTTGCCAGGACGACAGAATCCAGGTTACAGCCGATCAGAAGGACCGACTGTTTCCCGGCGGAAGATTCCTGGTCGTCATTCTCGACCACCATGTCGAAATAGATGTCCTGGCCGGTTTCCTTCCAGGTCTTGACCATGTTTCGGAACAGGGGCGTCAGATAGTAAAGGGTCATGGACCCGGTTCCGTTGCCGCCGGTGGTCTTGTGGCCGGTCATGCGCTTTCCGATTGCCTTGACCTCGGACTTCGACTTCTCGACGGTCGCTTCAATGGTCTTCGACATGAACAGTTCTTCGTTGTTGCCGTTGACCTTCGCATAGG